AATTATAAAAAGAAAGTTAAGAGAGTAGAACATTTAATTCCTAAATACAAAACAATTTGGGAGATATCTCAAAGAGAATTAATTGATATGGCGGCTGATAGAGCTCCATTCATTGACCAATCACAATCAATGAATATCTACATGTCAGAACCGACATTATCAAAAATTTCTTCATCTCACTTCCATTCTTGGGGTAAAGGATTAAAAACTTTATGTTATTATGTTAGAACAAAAGCGATATCAACCGGAGCAAAGCATTTGGCGATGGATATTTCAAAAATCCAACAACCAAAGATAGTTGAAAAACCAACTGTTGATATAAGTAATAAACCGGAGGATTCGGAATTTGAATGTTTTGGGTGTGGTTCTTAATTAAAATAAAATATGATATAAATCACGACATATGTCGTGATTTTTTATTTTGGGGTATTTATTAGAAATAATTGTGGCATTATATTTATAGTTATGAGTGATGGTAAAACATATGGGATTAATTTTCCTTTTAGAGATTCGTATGATGGTAAGTATTTAGACCTTTCTGATTATAATGACCAAGAGATTAGAAGTAGTTTAGTTCATTTATTATTGACAAGAAAGGGAACTAGATATTATTTACCTGATTTTGGAACTAGATTATATGAGTTTATTTTTGAACCTTTAGATGGTCCAACATTTTCGGATATAGATGCTGAAATAAGGTCTTCAGTTGAAGATTACATACCTAATATCACAATAACCAATATTAGTATTACCGCTGCATCAGAAGGTGAGGAGGATAAAGGTTCTTATATTGATGGTAATGATGATAGAGTATATAGGGTTCCTGGTATAGGAACTAAAGAACATACCGCTAAAGTTAGAATTGATTATAGACTTAACAATGATGTGTTTAATCAAAAAGATTTTGTAATTATTAATATTTAATGTTATATGGCAAATAAGAAAATTTCATACACAACAAGAGACTTCCAATCAATCAGAACGGAATTAATAAATTTTACAAAAACTTATTATCCGGATACTATTGAAAATTTTAACGATGCTTCCGTATTTTCGGTATTAATTGATTTAAATGCTGCGGTAACAGATAACTTACAATTTAATATTGATAGAAGTATCCAAGAGACAGTATTACAATATGCTCAACAAAGGTCATCAATTTATAATATTGCAAGAACTTATGGGTTAAAAGTTCCGGGTCAACGACCATCAGTTGCTTTAGTTGATTTCTCAATTACTGTTCCTGCATATGGGGATAAAGAAGATTTAAGATATTGTGGTATATTAAGAAGAGGTTCACAAGTTATTGGTGCGGGACAAGTTTTTGAAACTGTGTACGATATTGATTTTTCATCACCATTAAATGCCGATGGGTACCCTAATAGATTAAAAATACCAAATTTTGATTCAAATAATAAATTATTGAACTATACAATAACTAAAAGAGAAACAATAGTTAATGGTATTACAAAAGTATTTAAAAGAGTCGTAACATCAAATGATGTTAAACCATTTTTTGAGATGTTCTTACCTGAAAAAAATGTTTTGGGGGTAACAAGTGTTTTATTAAAAGATGGTACTCAATACGCAAACATCCCGTCCGCTCAAGAATTTTTAGGATTAGACGATAGATGGTATGAAGTACAAGCGTTGGCTCAAGATAGAGTTTTTATAGAAGACCCAACTAAAGTGTCGGACCAACCGGGAATAAAAGTTGGTAAGTATATGTCAACTAATGATAAGTTCATAACAGAATATACACCAGAAGGTTTTTTTAAAATCACATTTGGTGGAGGTAGTCAATCTGCTGACGAACAATTAAGAGAGTTTGCTAGAAATGGGTACGAAATGAACTTAAATAAATATTCCAATAATTTAGGGTTAGGTAGTATTCTTAAATCTAATAGTACAATTTTTATCCAATATAGAATTGGTGGTGGGACAGGTTCTAATTTAGGTGTTAATGTTATTACTCAAATTGGTAATGTTTCGTTTAGTGTTAATGGACCATCAGATTCTATTAATACTAGTGTTGTTAATTCGTTGAGATGTACGAATGTTACTGCAGCAATCGGAGGAGGTAATTACCCAACAACAGAAGAAGTTAGAAATTTAGTTACATATAATTTTGCTGCTCAAAATAGAGCGGTAACAGTAAATGATTATGAATCATTAATTAGGTTAATGCCGTCACAATTCGGGGCTCCGGCAAAAGTCTCAATAACTGAAGAAAATAATAAGATAAAAATCCAAATGTTGTCTTATGATGAAAATGGTAGTCTTACAGAAATTGTTTCAGATACTTTAAAAAATAATGTTGCAAACTATTTGTCAAACTATAGAATGATTAATGATTATATATCAATTGAAGTTGCCAATGTAATTGATTTAGGGGTTAATGTTGATATTGTATTAGATAATACACAAAATCAGGGAGCAATTATTTCTAAAGTGATAAACATTGTATCGGATTACTTCGCACCAACTAATAGACAAATGGGTGAAAATGTTAATGTTTCAGAATTAAGAAGATTAATTCAAAGTGAGAATGGGGTAATATCGTTGTCAGATATACTTTTCTTTAATAAAGTGGGAGGACAATATTCTTCATCTCAAACATCTCAAAGGTATTCTGATTCAGAAACAAAACAAATTGAATTGGTTGATGACACCATTTTTGCGGAACCAAAACAAACTTATCAGGTTAGATATCCTAGTAAAGATATTAACATTAGAGTTAAAAATCTTAAAACCGTTAATTTTTCGTAGAGATTTATTTTAAAATATTATGGACTATCTTTTGAAAATAGTATATAAACTATTTATTAAAAAAGAATATTATGTCCAATTCATTTAGAATAAGAACCAAACCCGGTGTTGATACCTCAATTAAAGTTTTAATAGACCAAGAATTTGAGTATTTGGAAATACTTTCTTTGAAAGTACTACAAAGTCAAATTTATACTAGACAATGCTCCGATTATGGGGTAATTGTTGGTCGTGTAAGTGTTAACAATGGATTTGGTATTCCAAATGCTAAAGTATCCGTATTTATTCCGTTAGATAGTGCGGATGAATCTAATCCTGTTATATCTGATTTATACCCTTACAAATCATTAATTGATTTAAACGAAGATGGGTATAGATATAATTTATTACCATATACCAAATCACATAGTGGTCATAACCCGACTGGAACTTTTTTCACTAGACAAGATGTATTAACTGACCCAACACTAATTGAGGTTTTTGATAAGTATTATAAGTATACAACAACAACTAACAATAGTGGTGATTATATGATTTTTGGAGTTCCACCTGGTTCTCAAACAATAGTTTTAGATGTTGATTTATCTGATATAGGTGAATTTTCATTATCACCACAAGATTTAGTTAGAATGGGTATTGCAACACCAAATCAAGTTGCGGGAGTCGATTTTAAATCATCAACTAATTTACGGGAATTACCTCAAATTATATCTATTAATAAGGTAATAACGGTTGAACCATTATGGGGACAACCTGAAATATGTAATTTGGGTATAACTAGAACGGATTTTGACTTATCATCTGAGGCTAGTGTTGATATTAGACCAACGTCTATTTTTATGGGTTCAATTGTGTCGTCAATTAATGATGATGTTGTAAAACGAAATTGTAAACCAAGAGTTAAATCAGGGGCTCAATGTTCTTTAGTTGCTGGTCCGGGAGAAATATTAGCAATACGGCAAACCATATTTAAAGATACTGACGGATATCCAACTCTTGAAACTATTGATTTAGAAGAAGGCGGTCAAGTTATTGATGAGAATGGTACTTGGTTATTGGATGTTCCAATGAATTTGGATTATTTAATAACCAATGAATTTGGTGAACAAGTAATATCGGACGACCCGAAAAAAGGAATACCAACTAAAGCCAAATATAGGTTTAAAGTAAAATGGAATCAATCGCCATCATTATCTGAAACAGTTAGACGAGGATATTTTTTAGTACCTAATATTAGAGAATATGGTTGGGATGATAGTTCTCGAGACCCATTATCAAGGTCAAGTAATACTAATTATAAAGAAGCGTTGAAATCTTATTCATTTAGTTTAGATTGGAATGATTATGCGGATATACAATCAGCAATTAATTGTGAGGACACATTTTATTTAATGCAGTATAATAAAGTTTACACTGTGTCGCAATTAATTGACCAATATAGGAATGGTAGTTTTCCTAATCAGATTATTAGTATAAAAAATATTTTAGATGATGCGTGTGAGAGTGATAATAATAAATTTCCTACTAACGATTCGGTATTTAGGTTTGATTTAATTTATTTTATCTTTTGGATAATGTTATTTTTATTTAGACCAATTTTTATTGTTTTAATTCCTGTTGTACATATTTTATGGTTTGTTTTAAAAGTGTTAGCATTTGTTGTCACTATAGTTCTTGTTCCTGTATTGTTTATAGTAGCGTTCATTTGTAATCTTATTAAAGCTATATTAGGTGCGTTAGCTCGTTTACCTAGATGGGCTGGTGGTAAATGGTTTCGTCGAAAGTATGATTCATTGAAATGTCAGTCAGCTAAGGATATAATAGAACTTGGGCAACAAATTATTTCTTTTCCTGATAAGTTAAAAAATATTAAAGTACCTAATTTGTCTTATCCTGATTGTTCTTTTTGTGATTGCGGTGACCCAGATAGTTTACCAAAAGACGATAAA